ATGTGATAAAACCCTTTGAAATGCCCAAGTGGTGGAATAGATATGTGGTTTACGACTATGGTTATAAAAATCCGACCTGCATTTTATTTGCAGCGGTAGATGACGAAAAGAATATCTTTGTTTATGACATTGTTTATGGCGATGAGATGAGGATAGATGAGATAGTACCGATGGTAGAAGATAGGTTAGAGACTGGTATGGACTATGAGTTTATTGCCGATCCATCTATTAATAGAACAGAGAGGGACGGTTACTCTATTGCCGATGAGTGGGAAGAATATGGTATTGAATGGGAGAGAGCTAATAACGATAAAAGAGCAGGATTTGACAGGGTAGCACGCTATTTAACGACTGATAAGAACGGTCACTGTCAATTAAAGTTCTTTGATGTTAGGAATATGGGATTTCTCTTAGACGAGATCATGGATTACAAATGGAAAGAATTAAAGCATGGGCATAGCGAGAAAAGCGCACCAGAAGAGCCTGTGAAAAAGAATGACCACGCTATGGACTGCGTTAGATATTTAGTTCATGCGGTAGAAGGTTCAAATAAACCGAAACGCAGAAGCTCGTACAAAACACCGAGTTTCTTTAAACGCACAACAAGTTGGATGGGTACATGAGCGATTTATCATATTTACACGAAGTATTTCAAGCAATGCAGAGCAGCAATAGGACATTTATGCAATCTGCAAGAGAATCTATGTATTTTTATACGGGTGGGTACGGAACTGGACAATGGGATAATGCTGATATATCAAAGCTAAGAGCAGAAGGTCGTCCTCCCCTTCAGCTCAACATCATCCTTCCAAAAGTGAACCTAGTAACTGGTATTGAAAGGCAAGGCAGAACATCATACCGTGCCAGACCCGTGGAAATGAACGATGATAATGAAGCTAAGTTAATTACTTCTCTTTTATATCATTTAGATAAAAGCCAGTCTTTACATAATGTATTTAGTCGTGTTTTTAAGGACGGTGTAATTACAGGTAGAGGATGGGTAGACCTTTCTGTAGAACCAGGCGAATACTTTGATAGTAAGATAAATATCAGAAGAGAGTCGTGGGCCAATGTATTAATGGATCCAGAGGCTACTACTCCTGATTGTTCACAGTGGGGAAGATTAGCTCGTACTAAACTATTATCTATCTCTAAAGCAAAGGATATGTTTCCAGATGCACTGAAAGATGTTAAAAACGCTGAAGATATACAAGAGTCTTTAATTGGTGAAGAATCTTTAACGGGCATACAGTTAGGCGACAAATATAAGAATGTAGACCCTAATTACGGTTTTAAAAGCATGGAAGCCTATAACATGGATGCACATCGTAAGAAGATAAGAATTATTGAGTTATGGGAAAGAGAGTACGAAAAAGAATTTTATTTAGTTAATCCACAAACAGGACGATTTTCTCAGGAAGGTTTCAAGACCAAGCGTAAAGCCAATGAAGCTATTAGAAGTATTATGGAAAGACCTGAGATGGAAGTTGCTCCTGTAGAGTTAAATGTGGTGTCTAAAAGCGTTCCTAAGACCTATGTAACTGTATTTGCAGGTGCAAGGGTCTTACAGGAAAAAACACCAAATCCATATAGACATAATCAGTTTCCATTAATACCATTCTTCTATACCTTTGAAGATTATGGTGACAATGTAGAAACATTTGGATTGGTAGAGAATTTAAAAGACCCTCAAAGAGAGAAGAATAAGCGTAGGTCACAAGCCTTAGATATTATTAATCGCTCTCCAAAGGGTGGTGGTATCTTCACAGGAAACAAGGTTACTGCAGACCAGATGAATAGAGCTTCAGCGAATGGAGAATGGATAGGAATACCTGGATTTAAGGGCAGAATATCTGATTTTATGAGTCAATGGTCTAATCAGCATACAGCACTTGTACCAACGATTGCTTCGTTTGAACAGAGAAGCGACTTTGATGCAAAAGAGATCAGTGGTGCTACAGACCCAATGATGGGTAGGGCCACCTCTTCTACAGAGTCAGGACTTGCTGTACAGACTAGGATTCGTCAAGGTATGAATACCTTAATGGAGCAGATGGAGAACTTAGACACTTGTAAGAAGAATACGCTAGAAATGGCAGTGTCTAATATGCAACAGTATTATTCTGTTGATAAGATACAAAGAATTATTGGAGCTGAGTTTGATAAGGTGGAACCTGAAGAACAGGCAGAAGTCAATCAGATCATCAGCAAATTTTTGGACAACTTCTCAACAATGGAGTTTGATGTGGTCTTAGACCAGGGTCAAAATACTCCAACGATGAGAGCGTTAATGGCTAACCAAGTTGGCGAATTAGTACGAAATGGGTACGCTAGTTTATTCCCACTTTTCGTTGAACTATCCGACATGGAAGCATCCGATGAGATACTGGAGAAATTTGAGCAAGAACGCCAAGCTCAAGTCCAGTCACAACAACAACAACAAAAACCCCCACCTAAAGGTGGAGAAGGAGTAATGCAATAATGAGTGAATCGAAGTTTCAATATATTGATGAGGAAAAGGAAATGTCTGGTGAAGAGTATAGCGACTCTAAAGTAGAAGAATCCCCGACCAATGACGAGACAGAGGTTGAAGCAGAATCAACCGAGACCCCAGAAACAGAAGAGCAAAAGTTACAAGTAGGCGAGAATCAATTTGATTCCGTTGAAGAGCTTTTGAAGTTTGCTGAAGAAAGGGATAAGTCTTATTCTAACCTACAAAGCCTAAATGGTAGACAAACCAATGAACTTGGAGATCTTCGCAAGATGGTCGAAGAACTACAGGACATTATGGAACCTCAAGAGGAACCAGAAGCAGTCCCTGAGTTTGACGAATACGATCCTGCAAAGCAGAAAGAGTACATTGAGTTTATGGCTGCTAAAAAAGCACAAGATATGATAGACCAGAGGTTCCAAGCTGAAGAAGCGAAGAAAGCTGAGACAGAGTATAATAGTGCTATGGATGCAATGATGAATGATTTCATTGAGAAACATCCTGAGTTAGGTCAAGAAGAGTTAGCCAAGATTGCTGCTTTTGGCGATGAAAGGGGCATCACCTTTATAGAGGATGCCTATAATGTTTACAACATCCAAAGTAAACCCGTTAAGGATGTTACGAACCCAGAGATAGATAAAGCGAAAAAAGCAACGGAAGCAACCAAGATACCGACCACACTGTCTAATGTTAGTACAGGAAACGAGTCGGACACAGATTATGATAATCTAAGTCCTGAGCAGTGGAGCAATTTATCGCCTGAAGTTCGTAAGAAAGCCTTAATGGAGGTTACTTCTGGATTTTAATTAGGAGAAAAAAATGGCTACAGTTTCTAATGTAGAAAGTCCTTTTAATTCATCTTCTGGTTATGGAATGACATCTCCACGCACTGATGATGTGCCTGGTGGAGTTATGGCTGCAATGATCGACTGCTCTGTGCAAAACATGGGTGCAGGCGATATTTGGGAAGCTATGACAATACCTGCAGGCTCAGTAATTGTTGAAGTTGGTATTTCCATAATAACAGCAGAAGGTGGTACAGCAACTGTTGATATTGGTTTTACTGGCGATAGTCCTGATGGATTTATTGATGGAGCTGATCTTAACGCTGCTGTAGGTATAACCTATAATAGTCTAAATGCAGCAACGGGTGCAGATGCCTTTTCAGGTGGAAGATACCAAGCTGCTGAAGATACTCTTGATGTAAAATTCGTCAATGCGATGGATGCAGGTAAATATGTCGTTTTCTGTAAATACATCTTAACTAACCTTAACTAATAGGAGTCTATAATGGCAGCAAATTGGGCATCAGGCCTACAAGTTTCACGATGGGCAAAAGAACTCCAAAGTGAAGTTAGCAAAGGAGTTTACTTTAGTAAATTCATGGGTGAAGGCCCAGGAAATGCAATTCATGTAAAGCAAATGGAAGAAGGCAAAGGTAAAGATGTTACTTTTGGTCTTGTTTCTCAGCTTTCAGGAAGTGCAATTACTGGTGATTCATCATTAGAGGGTAACGAGCAATCGCTATCTACCTATTCAAACACAGTTAGCACTAATCAAAAAAGGTTAGCTGTAAGAGATACAGGTAAATTCGCAAACTCAAAAGTGCTTTATGATTTCAGAAGCACTGCCCTAGATCTTCTTAAAACGCAATATGCAGAGTTGATAGATGCAGATATTTTTTCTGCTTTATCACCAACATCAGGTACTCACGCTTACTGGCGTGCTGATGCTTCAACTTCTGTATATGCTTCAAGCGATCCAAAAGCAGCTTTAGCTGATGCGGATAGCATCACCTTAGATGATATTAGTGCAATGAAAACACTTGCTCAGATAGGTGGTTCAGCTAACTACAGAATGAGACCAATTCGTGTGGACGGTCAAGAATATTATGTCTTGGTCTTACACCCAGAAGTGGCTTACGATCTGTTTACATTAGCAGGTTGGCAGACAGCACAGCGTGAAGCTCAGAATCGTGGTGACAGTAACCCACTATTCACAGGTTCTTTAGGAATCTGGGATGGTGTTGTTGTACACGCTCACGAAGGTGTAAACACTTTCGATAACGGTGGTGGCGCGGCTGTAAAAGGTGCTAGAAACCTTTTCATGGGCGCACAAGCAGCTTGTTTTGCAGAATCATCTGATATGATGTGGGTAGAAAAGACCTTTGACTATGGAAACCAACTCGGTATTTCAGCAGCAAAGATCTATGGTGTAGACATTAGTGACTACAACAGCAAAGACTACGGTGTTATTCAGTATGTTTCAGCGAGAACTGATCTAAGCTAATCAATAACCTAGAGGGGGATTAACCTCCCCCTCTTTATTGGAAATATTATGACCTTATCAGAAATAACAACAGAAGTCAGAAATATTACAGGTGTAGACTCTACATCTGTCTTAGCTGATTCGATTATACATGACCTTATTAATGAAGCTCAGTATCAGCTTTGTGATGAGGCAAATCTATTACAAGGATATGCAACTCGTAATTCAGTAGCAGACACAAGTGAATATCCAATGAAAACAAGTAACTCCGATACAGTTACGGATTGGACAGTATATCAAACCAATTTATCTGGTGGAAACACTGCATCATCTTCATTAGAACAAATGACAAGAATATTCAGAGTAGAATATGATGGTAGTATTTGTCAAAGAATTGGTATTAATGAGATAAGTGATATACCTGATGATTCTTCTATGAGTAATATCACTACAGATAAGGCTTATTACATCCATGATGATAAGCTAGGAATCTTTCCTACTCCTACTGAAGTAAAAGAAATCAAAGTATATTACTATAGATTACCACATAAAATGTTTCAAGATGCAACTTGTGATATTGATAACAATGGTGCAGATATTACTATGGATAGTACATCTTTAGTTAGAGAAGGTATGAGCGTCACTGGTGCTTTAATGTCTAGTGAACTATTTGCATTAACCATTACAAGTGGTACAGCTGTTAGGCTTACTGGCAATGTAACTACCACAGATGGTGTAGATCACGATAACACTACACTTACCTTTGGTAAACCAGAGATAGATGAGCGTTATCAGAGAATTTTAATATACTATCCATGTTGGCGAGTATCAGAGAGGCTTAGAGACCTAAATTTAATTTCATATTTTAAAAACGAATGGTTAGAACAAAAGCAACGAGTTATTCTTGAAAGACAATCAAGAGATGGTAGTACAATTCTAACTGTTCCTTATAACGACTTTTAATGGCTAGAAAAAGTATAAGAGATTTTTCAGGTGGATTAGTTACATATC